AGGGAAATTATTTCGCCGTCGGTGATCGCAGTTTTCGAGGCGGCCTCGACGCCTTGGGTCGAAGCGACGACAACGCCCATCGGCAGAACTGTTCCGGTGCCGGTGGTGAAGTGGTCGTTCTGAATACGCCCGATGCGCGCGCCCAACCAACTACCGATCATTGCTGCCAAATCGAATGCAGAATCGCTGAGAATTTCATTACTTAGGACTATAGGTTTAGAGCTATACTTGAAGCTTTTAAAAATTACGGACCCGAAGGTCGGATCAACCGAGGCTCCGAAGGTTGTCGCTTCCGCCAGGATCGCGCCCTTGTTGGTGGTGTCGTTCATGGTCGGCCAGGGTAGATCACCATAGCCATCGGTGCGCATCACGTCGGCGACTTGGCGGACACCGCCGTATTGCAACAGCGCCTGCTCCAAAGAATAAACGAATCCTTCCGGAACCGTATAACCACCAGAGCCAGCGGTTAGGCTCATATCGCGAAATTCCCGTTTCACCATGCGGTAATCCTTGGCGATCGGAATTTCTATTTCACGGCTGCGAACATCGAAGCCGAAAAACTTGCAAGCCTCGGTGTGCTCCTCGGTGATCTTCGCGTTGGGCTGCATGGCGCGCAGCCAGCCTTGCAGAGCATAGGACGTGCGCCGTTCCATATCCTCGCGGGAAACCCGCCGCTCGCCGGCCACCGGATAGTGGAAACTTTCTAACTTTTGGCCGGGAGTTTGACTCTGGCGCTGTTCGTCGAGCGATTTTGCCAGCTTTGCCTCTTCGGCGCGCAGTTTTTCCTCGCGGTCGATGGCGACTTCGAGCTGGCGAATGTCGGATTCCATCTTGGCGTACATCTCGCGCTCTTCCGCGGTTTCCTCTTTGCGCTCGATAACCCCGTCATGGTGCTTGCGCATCGCCTCGACGATTCTCATGCGGTCCTGGCGAAGTTCGTTCACGTTAAGTGCCATAAATATCTCCTTTTCCGTTGCTTAGACCGCTTTGCGGCGGGCGTTTCGGTAAATTTCATCCAATGTGGGCAGTTTTGACGGCGATCGGCGCCGGTCGAGAAATTCCTGTCTCTGTCGCATCATCGCATCGAAATCCTCGCGTTTTTTTTCTGCCGCGAGTTCTTGAGTGATAATGGCATCCACGCGCTGCTCGTCTATTTTCATGGCGAGATTCCGATCAGCAGCGCCGACTTCGGCCATGCGCTGCTCGAAATAGCTGCGCGCATTCAAATCCGTTGACGGATAAGCGGGAAAACTGACGGCCGACACGTCAAAAAGCTGTACTTTCAGCAGTGAGCGGACCATTTCGTTGCCTTCGCGATACCATTTCTCGTCTTTTTCCCGGTCCCTGACGCCAAAAGCGAAAGACATCTCGGACAAATCGCCGCGGCGTACCTTGGGCACGAGGCGCTGCACGTCGGGATCTTTGGGATCGAGCTCGGCACGGAAGGCGAGCCCTTTAACGTCCTCGGTGAGCCGGAGAGTGCCGGATTTCGTCCTAGCGATAGGTAAACCGCGATGATTGAGTAAAAAACGCACGTCATCGGACATGACTGCGTCCGAAAATGCGCCTGGCTGGATGATTTCTCGAAAGCCTAGATCGTGGGATTTGACGCCAAAGACGGCGGCGTGACCTTCGATAACCTGCTTATCGCCGTCGATCGCTCTGATTTCAGTGAGCGAAAAAGTGCGGACTTCTTTTTCCATGCTTGGCCCAAATATGGGCTCATGGCATGGAGGAAACAATAATTTTCAAACCGGAATGTCGCACTATGTCGCACTGTGTCGCATTATTTTTTACTTTAAGGCGGTTTTTTCGCTTTTTTTTAGCCGATCAAGATCCGCAAGGGCAATTCTGCGAGTTTCGCCGATCTTGTAGTAATTGATCTCGCCGCGCTTGAGCGCGCGCTCGACCGTCCGGCGTGACACGCTAAAAAACTCTGCGACTTCTCGGATGTTGTATAACTTTTTCATCATCCTGCAAGCTGTTTTAGCTGCTCGATCTTCGGGCCAACGATCACCCGATGGACATTTTCACCAAAAGGAAAGATGTAAACAAAGCGATGGTTTGCCAGGCGATCTAAAACATACTTGCCGGGATCGCGGCTTGCCGCTCCGAGCCACGACTCCCACGCAACTAAGATCGCGCCGATTTTCCTATCCCGCTGCATAGCGAATATGAGTCCCAGCTTGTCAGGCCGGTGCTGATCGAGGCCAAAATAGCCCTTGAGCCATAAACAGGTGAAGTCGTGGCAGCTCCGCGGCCGGTCTGCGTATATCCCACATCCCTCGGCGCACAGATTGGCGCAGGGTTCCCATAGCGGCTTGGACAGCTCATCAACGCCAAGAGCCGTGCAACATGCCTGGCAATCGCCGCAAGCACGATTCTCGATAGGATCGTGCAGGTATTTCATTTTCTGAACTCCGCATCGATGATTTCCCGGATGATTTCGCCATTTTCCTTGCGCCAATTACATCGAATAACGACAATGCCGAGTGAATTTACCACTGGACGGCCATGTTCTTCGAAATACTTGTCGAATGCGGTAGATAAAAACACCTCACGCGATGGCTTCGCGCCAATGGAATGATGTTTCATCAATGCCCTCGTCCGTTAAGTTCCATCGGTTCGGCTTTACCGTTCGGCAAACCAAACCCAGGCGCCGGCGGCTCTTCGCCGACTACCGCCATGTTCGCCGGCCGCCAATATTCCTTGCCGTCACCGTCAGGAATACTGTTAAGATTCTCTTTTTCGCGGATCTCGTCAGCATTCATCCACCCATTTTGCCGCGCTAGCTGGTACGCCTGGTAACGTGTCAGCGTGTCCGCGCGCAGGATCGCGTCGGCCAAGAACTCGGCGAAGTAGGTGCGCTGTTCGCTTTCCATGAACAACGATAGGTTGACTCTCTGCTCCCAGCAAACCGCCCAACAGCGAATGCAATCCGTCCAAAAGTCCAGATTGGCCTGCTCGACGCTGGAATGGCTGACGGTTCCCGGCTTCATAATGCCGATCTTGTACGGCGGCACGCGGTAAATGCCGGCAATGTCTTCCTTCTGCACTTGCCAGCCTTCGATAAACTGCGCATCGTTGGGCGGGATACCAACGTCGTGCCAGGTCATGCCTTCTTCGAGGATCAAGTAGCCGCGGCGGTTATCGCCGGTGGTGCGATCATTGATCGACTCGCGCAAGTTCTTGAGTGCTTCCGGCCCCAGTTTGCCGGGATGCTGCAAGGTGCCGCCGGGCCTGGCGTCATTTAGGAAAAAACGCGCGCGATACTCCTGCGCGGCGTTGCACAAGCCCATGGACTCGCGCTGGAGAGTCACCGGCGAGTAGCCCATGATGCCATCGGATGCCAAGCCGCGCAGGTGTAGCACATCCTCTTGCGGAAACTGAAGTACCGGGCCGTCCGGCATGTTGTAAAAGTACCAAAGGCGGGCCGGCGTAACCAAGATCCGTATTCGATCGGGCCGCCACGGCCACAGATTGACGATTCTCCCGCCGCCGTCGTACTCGATCTGAGCGAAGGCGTTGCCCCACAGCAGTAAACAAGATTGCATCATCATCCGGAATTCCGCCGAGGTCATCATCGTGTTGGGCCGATCCTTCAAGATTCGAAACAGCGGATGCGCCGTCGCCCGCTCTTTGCCGCCGTCTAGGCGCCGGTAAGTGATGAACGGCAGAGACGCGATGGTCTCGGCGATCACCTTGATGCAGGCGTACACCGCAGAGATGTTCATCGCCGTGAACGGATTGATGTTCTGTCCAGAGACGGTCTGAATCCCGCCGCTGAATATCTGGCGCAGCGCGGGATCTTTGAGAGACAGTTGCTGCTCGGTTGAGCGTTTTTGCATCAGCGTAGTGAGTAGACTCATTTGGACCCCCACAGAATCAGAAAAATAAACAACGCCCCCGTTCCGATAAACGCCGCCGGCGGATAGACCACCCACAAACCGTAGGCGAACATGCCGACCGCAATGACAAACACAACGTCGCGGATATCGATCCACGAGCGCACGGTGTCGATGGCGGAGTCAATCCGCTCTTTGAGCGCGATCATACTACAAAACTTCTTTCTTCACACACTGAGCACTCCCCTGGTTTCGTACACGCTCGGCCCGTCGTCGACCTGGCGGATTGCCAGCGATAAAGCCATAATCATTGCCACGATGCCGTCAATGCGCTCTGTACTCTTACCCTTGTCGGGTTTTAGGTTGCCGGCCGGATCGGTCTTGACAACGACATTGTTAGCCATCCAACGAAGAACCGGATTGCCACCGTGGGCGATCTTGCGCCCCAGGATCATGTTTAACAATTCCTTGGTCGGTGGCGACATGCTCGCGAAGCCTTGCCCGAATTGAAACAAAAGCGGCTTGCCATAATTCACCGCGGTTTTCTCGTCTATGGTAAAACCGATTTCGTCACATAGATCTGTCACTATTTTCTGCGATCCCCAGCGATCGAAAGCTAAGCCGCGCAAATCAAAATCGACGCGGCATTTGCCGAGCCGGAGCATGATCCAGCGGTAATCGATTAAGTTGCCCGGTGTTGCCTCGATAAATCCCTGTCGCTGCCAAACATCGTAGGGTACGCGATCTCTTTTGACGCGGTCGTGCATACCGTCCTCGGGTATCCAAAAAAACGGCAAGACGGCAAACGGCTCGCCAGGGAATACTAGGACGCAAGCTGCAATATCGGTAGTCGACGCCAGATCGAGCCCAGCATAACAGCGCCGGCCTTTGAGCGCGTCGTAATCGACCGAGCCGACGCAGCCGTCCCATTCGGCGATCTGTAGCCAGCGGGTCTCCTGTTGCGTCCATTGGTTCAAGTGTAGTCGGCGAAAAGTGTTTTCATATGCTGGTGTTGCCTTGGCGCGCTCGCATTCGGAAGCAAGGTAATCGAGCTTGACCGAGACGCTTATGTTGGGATTGGCCTTGGCCCAGACAGCCGGATTGGTCCAGTCATCAGCTTCGGCCGTGTCGTAAATAACTGGTAAAAAAGCGGGATCGCTAACCGTGCCATCGATGACTTTCTTGGCGTACTCATGGACTTCCCAGCAAATGGATTTGCGATCATATCCGGCGGTAGTGAACATGATCAACAGCGGCTGGCGGCGGGCGCCTGTGGAGGTCTTGAGAACGTCGTAGAGGTCGCGGTTGGGCTGGGCGTGAAGCTCGTCGAAGAGGATACCATGGCTGTTCTTGCCGTGCTTCGATGGCGCGTCTGATGAGAGCACTTGATAAGCGGAAGATGTAGCACTGTAGACGATTGATTTGACAAACGGATCGCTGACATCATCCAGCTCGGGTTCCATCTCGACCATGCCCTTGGCGACGCCGAAGATGATCTTGGCCTGGTCGGTGTCGGCGGCGGCGGAGTAGACCTCGGCGCCGGGCTCGCCATCGGCAAATAGCAGATAAAGCGCAATCGCGGCGCCCCAAGTAGATTTACCGTTCTTGCGCGGCACCTCGATGTAGACCTCACGAATCACCCGCGTGCCATCGGGCCGCTTCCAGCCGAACACGCCCCTGGTGATTTGACGCTGCCAAGGCTGAAGCAGCAGCGGCTTGCCGGCGAGCTCGCCCTTGACGTGGTGGCAGCAGGTTTCGATGAACTCGACGGCGCGATCGCCAGCGGCGGCTTCAAATCGCGCTGCCTTGAAAGTCAGCGCCCACTTGGCGGCGTCTTTGACCGCGCCGGTCTTGGTACGCAGGAAGGAAATCATTTAACCACCGTGAGAAATCGGCCGGCTCCTTGAGGCTTGGCTGGCGGCATTATCTTAACCTGAGAGCGATCAGACGGCGTAAAGCCGAATTTTGCCGCTAATCTGCCACGCATGGCCACCGCGGACTGCCAGGCTTTATAAATTCCCTTCATAATCGCGGTCTCGTAACCTTGTCTTTTGATATTGCGCCACAGATTAACGCTGGCCGAGTGCTGCAGACAATATTCGTTAAACTCTGTCTGGTCCTGGCGCGTGAGCACACCCTTGCGGATCAGCTCTGGCGCACGGGTATTCCATTCGGCGCGGGCGATTGGATCACGTTTAACCTCTAAAGACATCTCGGCGCCGATGTCGAACTCCGGTTCCGCT